GTTTCCCAGTCACGATCGGTTGGGGTGGTTCAGGTAAAATTTGTTCAATGTTGGGAACTCTTAAAGCTATATACATTCTTTTATAAGCTTCCCTTAAATTATGCAATTCAGGAGCTGTTTGTGCCATTTGTAATTGAGTTTGTGCCATTGCAATACGTTGAGACATCGAAAACATACTCGGATCACTAACAGGCATGATGTCAATGCGATCATCAAAATCTTGTTGTTTAATAGCTGGATTCACATTGCCTACACTGTAAGGATAAGTGGGAGGTAGATAGATTTGAAAAGTTTTTGCTAATAAACTAAATTCTTGTTTTTGAGCGTTGTGTAATCTTTTGTGGATAGAGCTCATGACCATTGTGCCACGTTCCATTAATGCTACGGTTGTTCCAACAGGAGCGTTTTGATTTATTGCACCTTCACCTACTTTTGAATCAGCTACAGATACAAATCTTTTAGCTGCATCTACACAGAAACCTAAAAGAGAAAATAAAGTTTGATCAGGTCCTTTGTAAGGAAGATTCATCAGAGCTCCTTGAATCGAGCCACTCGGTGCATCTACATCTCTAAACTCACCTGGTTGTAAAGGTTGATCATCATCACGAATACGTATGCCTCTTGCTTTAAAACCTGCTGGTAAATTACTCAAGGTTCCCGCATCAAGTAACTGACGCAATGCTAAAGTTGCTGTTTTAGATAAACCACCAATCATGTGAATTAAACCAAAACCATAAAAACCTAATCCTGGTAAAAATTTGTAATGCACAAAATAAGCTTTCTTTTTTCTTAGTGGATCACCATCCTCGTAGTTTCGATAGATTGATAAAATTTTATTACTGCTTTCATCAATTGTCACAATGTAAGGAAGCTTTTGTCCATCAGCATCTTCATAACCTGGTAAATCTAAATAACAATGACTCTCATAAAGAGTATACATGTCTGCTGTGTATCCTTTTGATCTGACACCTTCTAGTTGATCATATTTGTCTTGAACTTTGTCATCTTCATTAAATGGTCGGACATCAACATCACGATACATTCCAAAGATTTGTTTTTTCTTTAACTCTATTTCATTCATTTTAATGATGTGAGTGACTCTTTCAGCATCATCCAAGTAACTTGCACCATAAGGCACAACTAAATCTTCAGCAGGGACAAATTGTGATCGAGCTTTTTCTTCAGTAGAATCATAAAAAACTTTTCTAAAAGCAGATCCCGCCAAAGGTAAATAAAATAACATTTGATCAGTTTCTGTTTCATAATCTTTCATGACATAAGTAATTTGATAATTCATATACTCTTTGACACGTTGAGCTTGTTTTTCTAATTCTTCATTAGACTCACCAATGATTGCTGTTTTTACAGGACCATTAGCAGGAAGTAATTCTTTATAAGCTTGTGATTGAAACTGAACGGCTGCTTCAGAAAGTACAGGGTGTGTTACAGCAGAAGCACCTCTAAATGGTCTGGTACGTTCTTCAAATTTAAAACCTAATAAATCTAATCCTTTAACGTAAGCTGTTTCCCAATCTTCTCTTGATGATTTATCATCTTCAATAGATGACATTAGTTCAATAGAAATATTATCTAATTGTTCATCAGATAAATATAAAGCTAAATTAGAATTATGATCTTCTTCAGGATTTGATTCATCAACAAAAGGTTGCATATTACCCTGATCATCTTCTACAAATTCTGTAATTTCTTGTTCTTGTCCAGGTTGGACTATTTCTAAAGGATCACCATCAACTTCAATTTTATCTTCATTATAATTAATATCTGTTGTAATTCTGTTATCAATTGCCATCATATATCCTTGTCTTTGGTCTTTTATTTGGTTTCATTAATTCAAATCCACGTGGTCGTACTATTCTAACGGGCTTTTTCTTTTTTACGACTGTTTTTTTCATAGCCCTGCTATACCCTTATTTTTTAGAATTTCTTTTTGTTTCTTTTTGTAGCCTTCAGATCCTCCAAATGTTCCAGCAATATTTAAGTCAGACTTTTCTTTCTCATTATACAATTCCGCTGCTTCTGCCTTATTGGCTAATAACAATTCTAAGGGGATACCTATTCCTGTAGCCTTAGTTCCTGCCATTAGCAAATCAGATGCTTGACCTGATTTTATTAAACTAACTAAAGCTCCTGTAAAAACACCTATCTTTTTTGGTGCAATTTTTTCAAATTTATTTTTTGCTATCGTTCCAACATTAAGAGCACTTTGACTTCCTTGTAAACTTGTCATTACTTCATCAATTATTTGAGGAGTAACTGCTTGATTAAAATATTTTGATGCAGCAAACACAACTCGATTGCTCAACATTTTTTTAATCTTAGTCTTGGTGTAAGGTTTATTTGTATCAGGATCAACTTCACCAATAAGATTGACTGCAAACTTATCAAAATCTTTTTGAGGCACAGAATCTACATATTCCGCTATTGCCATATCAATTGCTTTTCTATTTTCTTTGGGAATATAACCCACATTATTTTCTAAAGTTTCTGTAACTATTTTTCTAATACCTTCGTTCTTTCCTGTTGGTATTTTAAACCCTTGTACTTTTTCTGCTTTGGGATCAAAATCTAGTAATCCTCTTTCTTGAAAGTCTACTGTTTTTGTAACTTCAGAAAACTCTGGAAATTTAGCTTTGTAGTTTTTAGCTACTTGATTTTCTAGTGCAATCATACTTTGAGCAGTGGGTACTTCTGCTTTTACTCTTTTATAGTAATCAGTAAAACTTTCTCCTTTTTTTGGATCTGGTAAAGTAAAACCTGCTTTTAAATCTTTTTCAATAATAGGTCTACTACCTTGAATAGCTTCTGCTAAGTCAGGGTATTTGTTAATTGTTTCGGCAGGAATAAAATCACCTGCACCGTAACCATATTGTGCAGCAATTTTAATTGCATTTTTTGTATTGGAAACACCATAAAATGTTTTACCTGTTATGGTAGGTTTAGTGCCTGTCGTTTTAACTCGTGACTTTCCTACAGGCTCGTCTGTTAATGTTGATTGTGTAGAAAATACTTTTTCAATTTCATCATCAAACATGCTTGGTGCAATGTTAGGATTTACATCTGATTCTTTTATACCAATTAAGTTTTTAATAAACTTTTGTAGGTTAGAACCTTTTCTTAGATCATCTTCAGCCATTAGTTATAATACTCATAATTCTTATATTCTCTGCTATCCTCAACATAATCATCATCGAGTTCCACAAAATTACCTGCACGGTAACGCATCAATGCTTGTGTCGTGCTGTCCACATAGTCATCGTGTTCCCCAAAAGGAAACGCTGCACACTCTTCGATCAACTCTTCTGCCCATTCATAATCAGGAAAAAAAACTTTACCTGATTCAAAAATAGGTGCAACAGAGTTTACCCTTGTCAACTTATCATTACCCCTACTAGGTGTAAAGTTCGATATTGGGATTCCTAATCGATTTAATTCTTGTGTTAAAGGCATTCCTGATGCTTTAGCTTCAATAATCACAGTATCAGGTTCGTAATATTTATACTTTTCTAAGGCAATCTTTTTTAATTCTGGAAAGTCCCACCTACCTTTTTCTGCATCCATTAACAATACGCCTGTACCTAACATCCCATCATGTTGAAAAACTGCCCACGTTGTGATAGCAGAATAGTCGGCTGTTTCTTTTTTCGAGAATGCTGTATCATACGATTGGATCGTGTGTAAAATGGTGGGTAGGTTCGGTTTATCCCATTTCTTCCACCACTCTCTTTTTAAAATAGCGGTTTCTTCAGAAGTAGGATTTTGTTGATATTGAGCCTGCCATTTACTTTCACTAATAGCAGCCTTCACTTTTAATAATTCTTCTGCTTTCCAATATTCGGGCCATACAGGATTACCACTGGGCATGATTGCAGGAAACTCAATAACTTCCCATTGATCACCTCGATCACTTTTAGCTTGAGCTTTAATTAACTGTCCTGTCAAATCTTTTTCTGACCATCGTGTCATGACAACCACAATAGCTCCCCCTGGTTGCAAACGCTGACGAGGACCTGAGGTATACCATTCATAGGCATTGTCCATAGCGGTAGCACTCATGACATCTTGTTCCGTATGAGGATCATCAATGATTAATAAATCTGCACCACGACCAGTAATAGCTCCACCAACACCTGATGCATAATACTCTCCCCCATGATTGGTTTCCCAACGACCAGAAGCTTTTGAGTCACTTGCAATGCTCACATCAAACACTTGTTGAAATAAAGAATCATCTACTAGATGTTTCATCTTACGACCAAAGCGTGTTGCGAGTTCCGTGTTATGAGAAGTTTGAATTATTTTTAATTTTGGATTCTTACCAATCATCCATGCAGGAAACAAGTAAGAG